AATCGATTCAAATTCAAACTTGACCTAATTATGTCTAAAGGATTTACAGTAAAGGCAAAAACGCCAGTTAAAGAGAAAGCACCCGAATGGGATTATGAATATGCAAAAGAACTTGTAAAGGGTAAGAGTATAGTATTTTGTTTACCTGGGCGCGGAGTATCTTATACGTATCTAAAGAACTTTGTACAACTTTGTTTTGATCTTGTTCAGGCAGGAGCAAGTATTCAGATCTCGCAAGATTATAGTTCCATGGTGAACTTTGCACGTTGTAAGTGTTTAGGTGCGAATGTTCTTCGTGGTCCTGATCAGATTCCATGGGATGGAAAACTAAAATATGATTATCAGTTGTGGATTGATAGTGATATTGTGTTTAACTCAGAGAAGTTCTGGCAACTTGTATTAATGGAAAAAGATATTGCAAGTGGATGGTATTGTACCGAAGATGGTCAAACCACATCTGTTGCTCATTGGATGGACGAGGATGACTTCCGTAGTAATGGTGGAGTTATGAATCATGAAACGCTTGAAAGTATTGCCAAGCGTCGTAAACCATTCACGGTAGACTATGCAGGGTTTGGATGGCTTCTAATTAAAAACGGAGTTTTTGAACATGAAGAAATCAAATACCCATGGTTTGCTCCGAAGATGCAGATATTCGAATCTGGAGAGGTGCAAGATATGTGTGGAGAAGATGTATCATTCTGTCTCGATGCAATCGCAGCAGGTTTTGAGATTTGGTGTGATCCTCGTATCAGAGTCGGGCACGAAAAAACTCGTGTTATCTGATGGATCGTTATACAGTCATACGTGACGGCAAGGTCCTCTTTGAGAATCTCTCGGAAGAGGACTACATGAATCTTATGGAGGACTTTGCCGCCGAATATTATAAAACTGGTAAACCCAAAGCGGGTGAAGTTGAAACACACATTATTGGAGAAACTGATCAATGGCAAAAGCGAAAACAGGTCTGAATAAAAGTGGTTATGCCACTGGGACACCCAAAAAAACTCGTCAGGGTAGTGGTAATGGAACAAAATATGCCGCGTCGTCTCGTAATAGTGCTAGAAAAGCATATCGTGGACAAGGACGTTAACGTATAGATAACCCTATAGACAAATAATTGTATGGCATGTTTGATTGCAAATCTTCCATCGATGGAAGTATGGGTTCGTAAAGAATATCTTACTGATCATCAATCTGGTCATGGGGAATTTGTTAAAGGCGTTTGGGTATCGGTTAAATCGATACCTGGGCGTGCTTTTTATTTCGAAACCTACTTACCAGAATACGCGGCAATGTATGATAAATTGCCTATCAGTGCCTTTGTAGCAGATCCTGAGACACCTTCCCCTGATATGAACCTACCAAACCTACAGTTTTGGAACTGTATGGACTATGGTGTAGTATCAGTTGATAAGAAATTCATTGGTTCGATGGATTTTGAGTGTTATACACGGGACTTTGGTAATGTGAAAGGCACTTATGTCTGCACAATTGATAACTATCACCATGATCCAGACTATGTTGACTGGGCAACGAGTGAGAATCCAGCCGAACACAAGTCTCATAACCTAATTGAACTTGAAAATGGGCAGTATGCACTGTATCCAAACAATAGATTACGTATTTTTGATAATAGTTTGACACCTGTTGAACCAAAAATGCCTGATTTTAAGGTTTCGACTCAATATTATCAAGTTGAAAATGGATTTGAACGACTTGGAATGGGACGTGAGGACGAATATTTCTGGAAAACTTCTAAAGAACGCGAAGAAGAACAGGAAAATAAATAAAAGTATAGAATATTAATGAACATTTCATGAACATAAGGAGACATCATGGGTAATTCACCTGTCGATAGAAATTCTAACTATATGAAAGAGATGTGGGGAACCACAAAACTCGTTACTGACTACTATCAAGATGAAAAAATGACCTCAGAACACGATTTTCTAGATAATTTGGCAAATCATCAGCATCAAAAGATGCTTCGTGAGATTTCAAATGATGATATCACTCCCAAAAAACGTGATACTGTGAATCAAGAGGACCTTTATGAGAAAATGGACGATAATACAGAATTATTCTGAATAGGGTATAAATAAAATTAAGTAAAGTCTCCATATTATCGTGGTTCAGAGGATATCAAGAGCATTTAAGGACATTAGTTTATCATTTGATAGACATCCTGTAACTAATGATATCCTCAACATTAAAAATGAGGATGCAATTAAGAAAGCAGTACGTAATATTGTACGTACTGTGCCTAGTGAGAGATTTTTTAACCCTATTTTTGGTTCTGATGTAAAGACTAGTTTATTTGAATTTGTTGATTTTGGTACTGCATCCGAACTTGAAGATCAGATTTTAGTTGCAATTGAAAACTACGAACCAAGGATAAGCAATATTCGGGTTAGAGTAGATCCAAATGCGGATAGAAACGAATTTGAGGTCTTCATATCATATAATATCGTTGGACAAGAAGTTCCAGCACAAAATTTTTCATTCATCCTAGAGGCAACCAGATAAAATAATGCCTTTTACTAAGTTTACCAATCTAGATTTTGATCAGATAAAGACATCTATTAAAGATTATCTTCGTGCTAATTCCGATTTCACGGATTTTGACTTTGAAGGATCTAACTTTTCTGTTCTGATCGATACGTTAGCATATAATACGTATATTACAGCATTCAACTCTAATATGGTTGCTAATGAATCCTTCTTGGATTCAGCAACTCTTAGAGAAAATGTTGTTTCCTTAGCAAGAAATATTGGTTATATCCCCAGATCAAAAACTGCGGCAAGTGCATTAGTTAACTTCACAATAGATGTATCGACAACTGCCTCTCAGTTGATCCTGAAGGCAGGTCTAGTGTGTGTTGGGGCAGTTGATAACACTGCATATACTTTCTCCATTGCAGGCGATGTGAGTGCCAATATTGTCAACAATCAAGCATCATTTACAGATTTAGAAATTTTTCAGGGAACCTACCTGACAAAAGAGTTTATTGTAGATACCTCCCAAGATCAAAGGTTTATTTTAAATAATCCCAATATTGATACATCAACTATCAAAGTAAGAATTGGGACAAAAGAATATAAGCAAGTAGATAATATTATTACTGTTAATAAAGAATCTGAAATTTATTTGATTCAAGAAGTTGCGGATGAGAAATATGAACTTCTCTTTGGCGATGGAATTATTGGTAAGAAATTATCATCAGGTGATGTAATTCAGGTTTCTTATATCGTAACTGATGGTGAGGATGGTAATGGTCCATCGTTGTTTACGTATTCTGGAACAACCACCGATAGCAATGGTCTTTCTGTTTCACCATCAGGAACACCATCAGTAATAACCACTGAGAAGGCAACAGGAGGCGGCGCAATTGAACCAATTGATTCAATTAAATACTTTGCACCTAGAGTATATTCGTCGCAGTATCGTGCCGTTACAGCAAAGGATTATGAGGCAATCATACAACAGGTATTCCCAAGCACTGAATCAGTTGCTGTTGTTGGTGGTGAAGAATTAGATCCACCAGAATTTGGTAAGGTTGTCATTAGTATCAAACCAAAAAATGGTTTTGCTATCTCCGACTTTGCAAAAACACAAATTTTAAATGATTTAAAACAATACACTGTATCTGGTGTCAAACAAGAATTATCAGATCTTAAACTACTATTTGTTGAACTTGAGAGTGATGTCTTTTATGATCCTTCTAAGATTACTGACATTGCATCATTGAGGTCTAACATTATAGCATCTCTAACCAAACATTCCAAAACTGTTGATATGAATAAGTTTGGGGGAAGATTTAGATATAGTAAAGTTCTTCAAATCATTGATAATGTAGATACTTCGATTACTTCCAATATCACTAAAGTGAAGATGAGAAGAAATATGAATTGTATTACTAATACATTTGCACAATATGAGATTTGTTTTGGTAATAAGTTCTTCAAAAAATTAGATGGTTCTAGTATCAAGAGCACCGGTTTTAAAGTTGCTGGTGAATCAGAAACAGTATACTTCTTAGACGTTCCATTAGAAAATAGTGATATTGGAATTCTTACAATTGTTAAACCAACACTAAATCCAGACACTTTCGAAGTTGTTAAAAAATCAATTGGAACGGTTGATTATAAGAAAGGCGAGATTATTGTTAATACAATTAATATTGTTTCAACAGATCTACCAGAGAATGTTGTAGAGATTCAAGCACTTCCAGATTCGAATGATATTATTGGTTTGAAGGATTTATATCTCATCTTTGATGTGTCGAAAAGCACTATAAATATGGTTAAGGATACGATTGCCTCTGGAGAACAAATTTCTGGAGTGAACTTCCCGGTGAAATCAAGTTACTTAAACGGAAAAATAACAAGGTAATAGAGAGGAAATATGATTACTACTGGTTTTGATGCTAGGGTAAAAGTACAGCAAGTCATTGATAGCCAATTACCAGAATTCATTTTAAATGAAAACCCTAAAGTTGTAGACTTTCTTAAACAATATTACACGTCCCAGGAATTTCAGGGAGGTGCGATTGATATTGTCGAGAATTTAGATCAGTATCTAAGTCTTAATAATTTAACTCCAGAAATTTTAACTGACCATACATCAGTAACTTCTGATGTTACGTCTACCGATACCACAATTAATGTAACAACTACAGGTGGTTTTCCCAAAGATTATGGTCTTTTCAGACTAAATGATGAGATTATTACATACACTGGAATAACCACAAATAGTTTTGTGGGTTGTATTCGTGGATTTAGTGGTATTACCTCTTATAGAGATCGTCTAAATGCAGAAGAATTAGTATTTGAATCTTCAGCAGCAGATTCTCATACTACAGGAACTCAAGTTAAAAATATAAGTTCACTATTCCTCAAAGAATTTTATAGAAAATTAAAGTATCTTCTTGCACCTGGATTTGAAGATGTTAGTTTTGAAAGTTCTCTTGATGTAAACAATCTTATTAAGCAGATTCGTAATCTGTATCAAAGTAAAGGAACCGAAGAATCTTTTAGAATTTTATTTGCAATCTTATATAATGAAGTTCCTAAAGTTATTAACCTAGAGGACTTCCTTTTAAAACCATCTTATGCAGAATTTATAAGAAGAAGAGTTCTTGTTGGTGAACAAATTTCGGGTAATCCGAATAAACTTATTGGTCAAATGATCGGTAATTATCGAGATACTGCTACTGGTCCAGTATCAGAAGTTGAAATTATTACTAGAAATAAAAAAACATTTTATAAAATTCAACTTTTCTCTGGATACAATGAGAAAAGTCTCATTGAAGGAACGTTTAATATCACACCAAATAGTTTAATTTCCGATAGTGTTTCTATTGGATCTTCCGTAGTTAGTGTAGATAGCACTATTGGGTTTGGTCAAACTGGTATTATAAGCGTTGAAGGTCAAAAGATAGAATATAGAGATAAGAGTATCAATCAATTCTTTAATTGTAGTGGAATTACTTCTGCGATTACACCAGGAACTCTTGCATATTCACAAACTGACACTGTCTATGGATATGAAGATGGAGATACATCAAAGAGAGTAGATCTCAGAGTTACTGGTGTAATGTCAGATATTGAGGATAAAGATCAATATACTTTACTATTCAATGATGATTTAATTAGTGTTA